CAATTCATTACGGAACCTACACCGGACCCTGAGCAGGTGCCAGGCCCTGTATTGACGGTGCCTGAGCGGATCCGTGCCCGTGACCCATTGTTGCGGTCGGGGACCCATCCCCTTGCCCTTGCGGGCCAGGCTGTGCCGTAGTCGTTGTTCCGGACTCATCGGCCCGGTCTTGAGCCCCTTGTTCCAGGGCGTCCTTTTCGCGTTTTTTTTATTTTCTATCATATGACTATTTATATATTTAGTATCTAGTATACACTAGAACTGGCGGCTTGTCTAGATCGTATCAACTTGCTCTTGGATATCCACCGTTTCCCAGCTGGATTCTCCTTGCTCTTTTTGCCAACTCTTGACACGCGATACGGCCTGATCCTGATGATGTGTATCCCACACCGCCTCCCACCGGATGCTATCCGTGCTTCTTTGAATGGTGTAAAAGGTCTGATAGCGATTTAGCCCATCAGGTTGGAAAGGTGGATACGCGACGGTTTCTTCGAGTATTCTGTATTTGAACATAGTTTCTCCTTTTATACGATTATACTACAGATCTGGTTGCTGTCTACCTCCGGAATTGTAGCAAATTGTTACGACGCTATAAGTCAGCCCGCCGTGGTAAAAGGTAGGGGACGGTGTCGGTCCTAGTTGTGGTTGGGATCACACCAGTGTTCCTTGGGTGTGAACGGGTGGACGTTGGGACAGGCCGGCTCACGTGGGACCGTCCCGCAGGATCCTAGGGCGAGTAATAACAGAAGGATAAAAAATACTCGCCCGGGGAACTTCATACTAGATCTTTAACTCCGATCTAATCTGTTCTATCGATAACCTTTCTAGGTATCGTAATAGTTCCACCTTATTCATCTCTGGTAAGGCTTTATGATTACGACTGGCCTGATACTCGGCTATCTGATAGATCGTTAACGCTAGGTCGTCTAGGATAAGACCGTCGTCGTTATCTTCTACCGCCTTCTTAAGGGTCTGGTTTATCCTAGGCGATACGAAGTATAACTCCGAACCTAGTCTTATATAGGCCCTAGTGATGGCGGCTACCACCTCTAGGGTCGCTCCCTTCGGACCCTCCGAATCGTAGCCGGGTTGGTAGAGCTCCCCTACCGTCCTATCCATCATATAGAATAGATCGGCTAGGCCGTAGCAGTGACCGCCCGGGCTCGTCCAGCCCCCTTCGTCCCTACCGTAGTCGCTTAACTCTCGATTGATGATTCCGTCCGCGTCCCATTCCTTTTGTTCTTCGGCCTCGAACTCACCGCTCTTGATGTCTTTCCGTAGGTTCTCCATTACCAGTTCGAACTCTTTCAAGATCGCCTGGTGGGCCTTACGGATCGTTTCTTGGTTTAAGTCCCAGAAGTCTCTAGATCCGGGATCGTTGATATATTCTCTCATATATCTCCTTTTCGTATAAGGTCTATTAGTATACGATCGAAACGATAATCGTTATCGAAAGATAAAGAGTGACCTATTTCGCTCTTTACTCTACTATTATACTACGGAAAGGCGATTAGGTCTACCTCGAATCACGGTAAAAAAAGCCGGCGGAAAGGTCGGAATGGTTTCGTATGGTCCTAATCCGCCGAATAACGGCTGGAAATGGTAATTTTCAGTGAGTGATTGAATCGGTGCCTAATAATGGTGCTAGTGCTACTACCTATCTGACCCTAGATCGCAAAAACAAGCACCTCTGTGTGCTTGTAATCGCCAAGGATCTGGGTCTTTTACCTACCGTAATTGGGCTCCGCTAGGGCCTAACGTCTGTGTCGGGTGTGTAGGATCTTGGGCACCGTGTATCGCCATCGCACCTGGTGGTGTATCCTGGGGTAACGGCTCATCATCACTGCCACCCGCACACTGCTGGGCTGGTATATCACTGAGTATATGCTCTTGACGTATGTGCCGGAGTCCAGGTATATCTCCGTCATCCCGCCCTTGGCCTTCTGTGTCTGTCTCTGCTGTAGGCTCAGTCGCATCGTGGTCAGGAACAGGTCGCCACGTGCGCCCCAGTGTGTGTATGCGTTCACGTCCTCGTTCACACGCCCTATGAACTGGAATGGCCTTTCGGTCAGGCACACGAAACTATTCATCGCCTTGCGCTTGGGCCGTTTCCATATGCTTCCGTCGACGCCACCTATGTAGTCGCCGCCCTGTGCCATACATATGGTCTTGAACTGGGTCTGTCTCAGGAATCGCACCAAGGCCGCGAACACCGCGTCTAGGTCCAGTATCTCGCACACGCTCTTGCCCGGTGTGCCCTCGATGTATCTGTCCAGGTGATCGATCTTGTGGCGGAACTCGGTGTAGTCGTCGTCCAACACCACGAAGCTGTCATATCCCAGTCGCTGGGCTATCCTCCAGCACATGTTACGGGCGTAGATCACACCACCCTGTATCTCCGAGTCGTGGAACCTGGCCCCACGCTTGCCCGTGAAGTTGTCCCCGGTGTCCGTTATGTCACGTGCCTCCTCCAGGCTGAACACGTGTGTGATCCCTGGGTGCCTGCGTTCGTATTCCGCACGCTGTGGGTCCGCGTCGTCTATGATGATCCTGATGTCCCCGGTGTAGCCCGATCGGGCCAGTGTGCGCAGGGTGCTTATGTCCCCGGCCCTGCCGTGGCTCAGTATGAACGCACAGAACCTATCCATCTGGATGGTCCCTGTTGAATATCTGTTTCAGCGTGTCCGTCATCTGGACGTAGCCGTTCTCGATCGCGGTGTCTATGTCCGGTATCACCAGTGCGGAGGCCTCCATCAGTCGCTGTGTGGCCGCGTCCGCGTGGCAGTAGTATTCCGCTATCTGTTCGTAGTCGAACCTGCGGTGACGCTGTGCGGCCTGTCGCAGGAACGCCTTGACCTCCTCCGCACACTCGCTGGCGTCTATGGCCGCCACGAGCCGGTCGTGCTGTTCGTTGTTGATGAGTTCGGCCAGGTCTGGCCTGTCTCCCTTGGGCTTGTAGATGGGTGTGTCCACTTTCGTGGTGTAGTCACGCACGTCGTCCAGGCCCTTGAGCCGGTCTATGTCCGCACCCGTGAATCCTGTGAGTTCCGTGTCGCCCACGTCACGCAGTATATTTCCCAGCTCCTCCAACAGCAGGTCGTCGTCCCACTCGGCCAGTTCGTTGAGCCTGTTGTCCGCTATCCTGTATTGGTCTATCACTGACTGGCTCACGCCCGACATAACGGTCACCGGCACCTCCGTCATTCCCAGTGATTGCGCCGCCTTGTATCTGGTGTGTCCCACCACTATCACGCCCTGGTCATCCACCACTATGGGTTGCCTGAATCCGAAGTTCTCGATGCTACGTGCCACCTGCGTGACCGCCGCGTCGTTCCTACGTGGGTTCTTGGGATAGGGTCGTATTGAATTTATTGATCTCTGCTCGATGTCCATTCCTATGTCTCCTTGTTGGCGATGTGGGATCGTTGTGTATATACGCCTTGTAGTAAGGAGCACGATCCCACACCTGATATGCCGGAGTGTATGGCCACCGTGTTAGACTAACACAAATGCGATGGACTCACGTGTCATCGACACTCCAAATTTATTTATAGTGGGTTGTTTAAGGGATCGCGTTTCGCGATCCGTAAATGACTTGCGTCATTTACCTTGTTGTCTTTTGATTGCGGGAGGATCGTTATGCTTTATGTAGATCGAACCCATAGTTCGGCTATTGCTAGCCGAACTGAAACTTTATGTGAGTCTCACCCATCTGTAAGTCGCTGTATTGTAACCGGGCGGTAGTGGCTATACCCGTTCGCTCGTTCTATCCTACGCGATCTAGACTGATCTTCTTACAGTAATCTTAGTCTAGACTGGTGTTGCTTTTTCTCAGAGCACCTTCTTTTAGTTTTACTCAATCTCCTAACGGGATTCACCTGTCGCCTTGTCGGCCGCATTTCCCTGGACTTTTGTTTTTTTGTAAGTATATAGTCTAAATGTAAATACGTCTAGTAGAAAACGGTTTGAAAAATTAAATACACTGGGTCATTGATCTCCGGCCAGTAGGCTTTCCTAAATCAATGGCCCGTTGGTAATTACGCCCCACGAATTGGCAAGGAAGGTAATAATGGTAGAAAAGGTGACATTGGTATGGATGAACGGCCCTAGCCAGTGCGATTGGCTTCACCTACCTAGGTTCCCCGTGGAGATAGGTTGTAATTTCTTCGCTGACGTAAGGCCAGTAGATCATATCTGTTGCTACGACACACGTATGAAACCACACATCGACCACAAACCCAACATAACTTATTGGTGCCAAAACGGCCAGCGTAGTCAAGGGTGGCAAGAAGTCACATACACCAACATAGAAAATCCAGAGAACAGCGGTATGATGGCGATCAAGCTAGCCATCAACCTAGGCTACTCTAACATAAGGGTGGTTGGATGTGATTGGGGAGTGCGTGATGAAAGCGTATTCGAATCGCGTTATGATAACCTAAACCCAGGTAAGAAATATGATAACCATAGTCTAAGTCTATTGCGGCAGTGGGCAAAATTTGCCGATATAAAATTCCTCAGCAAACATCCGATAGACGTCCCAGTGCCACTCGTTTCTGATCTGGAGCGTGTATAGTTGATACCGGTTCTCTGAAAAGGTGCCATTTACAGGTATGATGATTGCCTTCGCACTTGTTTTTCAATTTACTACATTGATAATAGCCAAGGGCCGCTATCTTGATGGCCAGCAAACTAGCCTTCATTAGGTAACCGAGTAGGTCGCGGCCACCGCGTAATCACTTCTCCTGTCTAATTCATTACGTGCCGCCACCCTGACGTCCCATTGATCACCGGAGCTCACAGGCCCCCAAAGGAATTCGGTGTCATTGGTGATGCCCACCGTGTAGTAGGTGGAGTCAGCCGCACGCTTCACCTGGACGATGTATTCGGTTGTGAATGGATCAGCAGAAGCGGTCCACGTTACATCTAGCTGTTCCGAGGCAGTATAGCCCGAACCTGATAGTGCCGTGCTTTGTGTGACTGCCAGTGCCGTTGGTGCCGCCACTAGCAAAGGATTAGGTAAGTTGATGGTTGGTTTCGCGGCCGCGGCCGCTTGTCCGTCTAGGACGTAGTCACTTGAATTGTGTTCTGAAGCGGTGAAACCTAAAGTGCCACCTCCCGATAGGTTGATACTTTCAACCCTAAAATAGCCATCGAAAAATATGTTGTTGTTGGTTATCCGCACTAGATCTCCTACGCTCACGTCAGTGGCCGCTGTTGTAGTAGAAAATTGTATACCCATCTTGTTCCTACTGGCCTTGACCAATGTCTCTGCCATATTCAATGCCCTCTCCCTGTTTGTGCAGTGCGGCAATGCTATCTGCTTGTCGAGTGGTATGTTGTTATCTTCAGTAAGGTAGGTGGAATAAACGCTACTGTCAGCCGGAGGCCAAAATACGTCATTGGGTTGGTAGTCCGCGTCTGGATCCGTGTAGGTCACACGCAACTGGTTTACCTTTTTGCTTTTGCTTTCTCCCGCTATCCTTAGGCCACCTATAAGATTGTCTTCGTCTAGACTCATCACTACCGGTGGCGGATTAGGTGCCGCATCGATATCTGTAGGATCACCACCGTGATGTAATTTAACAAAATAACGACCAGCCTGGTATGGCATTATGCCGTTGAAACTGGCTAAGATACTTTTTACATTATTCAGTAGGCTAGAAGCCGAATCTATAACCCCATCGAATTCACTGAACTTGCCTGTGGTGCTTGTGGTGTAGGGCACCGTCTGGTCACATTGTGATGCGGCCAATCTTATACTGGCCCAGTCGAAGTAGTCGTTGCTCAGTCCCTTGCCGTAGGTGGGGGATCTAAGGTAGTCTACCAACACGTTGACGGGGTTGTTGTTGTATACTTCCGTCTCGTTGTCGTAGGTAACGCTGTGTGTCTCCTGTTGTGGTTTAGTAACTTCCATAGTGACGTCCCAGGTCCCAGTGATAGTGCCGTTGGCACTATACAAGGTCAATTCTGGTTCTATGATACGGACCGTGTTCAATGGCAGTCCCCTAAGGGTGTATTCAAGGGTCCTCCTGACCACGCCATCACTCTGCCTTACCGCTGTGTTCGTGATTGCCTTGTATGGATCACCGTCAATTAACTGAATGGCCTGGCTTGAATCACGTAAT